ACCGCGATAGATGCTCTTGCTCATATCGTTCACTTGCAAACGATCACGAATGGAGCTTTCTTTGCCAGCAGCAAGCATTGCCGCGAGTCCTCTCACTTTATGAACAAAGATGTCAAACTCAGTGAGAAGCGTTGCAGCAGAATTAAGGCCAGTCCAATAATGACGGAAGCTGTCATAAACAGTTTGCAGAGCGCTCATGCCCCAGCCATAATTACGCTGCCTCACGCGATAAGGCAGCCAGTCCCCATCAAACCGCAAAATCCTATCTTTGTGGATGTAAGTAAGCGTGGGCTCGTTAATTAAATCTCCAGAAATAATCTGATAATAAGTGGCTTTTGAATAGTCGTATAAGTTTTCTTCATTAATAACTGGGGCAATTTGCCATCTATCAAGACACTCAATCTCTTCAATGCGACGGATGTTGCGTTTATCGACAGGCATGTAAGCGGGACGCCCATCGTCAATAAAGAGAAGAAGGCAGGCACCGCCATAAAGGCGGGCGTTTTTGGCTGCAAGGTTAAGGTGCTCAAGGATGTAGAGATCTTCAATTGTTTGCTCAATGCCTTGCACTTCTTCGGCCCTTACGCCATCGCCACCAAACAACACCTTGAAACCTTTCCTGGTAGCTTGATCGGCATAGATGTCAACAATGCGACGAGGTAGCCATTCGCCATATAAATTTTCAAGTTCTTCTTGAGCAAGGAAGACAGTGGCAGTGGTTTTGGTGTACTGAGCTTTATCGCGGCCAGTTCCCATGCCAATCAGCACGTTTTGAAGGCCATCTGAACGAATGCCGCCTGCCGTAGCATGTCCCAAATCAATTGCTTCGCCTTCCATAACAAACACTAATGGCCAAGTTGTATTGCTTCTAGTCTAAAAGCTGGATACATTGTCCGTAGAAACTGGCCATTATGGACTTCTTGGCTCCGCCACTGACTTTTGCATTCAGCGAAGACCAGCGGCAACGTACTCGCGCTGAAGCATTTCGCAGACAAGCTCTTAATGAAAAACAGGGCAGAAAGGGCAGAAACAATGGGGCGGAGAACGGCGAATTAGCCCTCCGCTACCACATGCTCGGCGCTGCAGGCGAAATGGCAGTGGCAGTCATGCTCGACATGGAAGATAAGCTCTATCAAGACACAGAAGCAAAACGCGGCTCCGCAGACCTCCCTCCCAACATCGATGTTAAAACTCGCTCTCGCCATTATTACGATTTAATAGTGCAGCTTGATGAAAGCCCAGATAAGATATTGGTGCTCGTCACAATTGAAAATCGCATTACGCTCATCCATGGCTGGATACAAGCTGCTGATGCGATGAAGGAACAATGGAAGAAAGATCCAGCAGGAGGACGCCCTGCATATTTTGTTCCTAAAGACGAATTAAAGTCTCTATCTCGATTGAAATACAAGTGAACCTTACTTGCAGCCAATTTGCAAAGCACGCTCTCAAGCTAGAACTTTATCCAGCACAAGCTCGCATTCTGGATGAATTCTTCCAGCCAGGCAAGTCTCATGCAGTGTGGGCATTAGGACGAAGAAGCGGCAAAACTTTGATGGCTGCTGTGGCATGCCTCTATATGTGTTTCGTTCTAGAAGAAGAATATCGACGCAAAGTAAGAAAAGGGGAACGATGGTATGTAGTGACAGTGGCAAACAGTCAGGATCAGGCTCGTATTGCTCTAAACAACATTCGTCAACTAATCATTGAAAGCCCCTTCGCTCAAGAAATTGTCCGCGAAACTGCTGACATCATTGAACTAAGCAATAATTGCGTGTTTAAGGCCATCCCCACTTCTGGCCGAGCTGCTCGTGGTCTTGCCTGCGCCGGGGCAGTCTTCGACGAGCTTGCATTTGCCACTGAAGGCGATGCAAATAGTGGAGGCCGTGGCATTTATGACGCATTGTCTCCTGCCATCGCTCAGTTTGGAGGAAAGGGGCGCATCCTTGAACTGTCCTCCCCGTGGCTAACTGACGGTATCTTCTACCAGCATTTCAAAGAAGCATCATCAGGGCGATTCCCTTTCATGCAGGCAGTGAATCTCCCAACGTGGGAGATGAACCCAAATATTTCGCAAGAGTTTCTTGACACAGAGAGACAGCGTGACCCCGAAAAGTTTAAGGTTGAGTATGGAGCACAATTCGCCAGCAATCTGTCTGCACTGGTGAATAGCGATGTGATTGATGCCTGTATTGATGATCGTCGCGCAGCATTGCCACCACGCCCTGAATTCCAAGGAGCTTACGTCCTTGCCCTTGACCCCGCCCGTGGTGGCGTTGGCCGTGACGACTACACTGCTTGCATTGTTCACTATGAGAACGGCACTTTGGTTGTTGACAAGTTTCATTCTTTCGTCGCTGATTTTGAAATCAATGGACGAATGGAAGTCAATATCAATGCAGTAGAAGATTGGATTAAGGAACAACACCGTCTATATGTTTTTGACACCATCGTCATGGACCAGTTCAATAGTGCTGGCACCATTCAAAGCCTGGCTAGTGATTTGCCAATCACAGAACTAACGTGGACCGTCAGTTCAAAAATGAAAGCATTTAGCAAAATGCGGGAATTGTTTAATGCAGGACAAATCAATATTTATCGCCACGAAAAAGCAATTATGCAGCTTAAAAATCTAACCGTCATCTATAAACCCAGTGGACAATGGAGCGTCACTGGTGGTAAAGCCACTGGTATTGACGACTTAGCATTTGCAATGGCAGGTGCAATTCTGGCCGCAAGTAAAGATGATGATATTGGCTGGATTGAAAGCTTAATCTCCTAGTATGATTTTCAAACAATAGTTCCGTTATGAAGTGACTTATTGCAAATTAACTATGGAGGAAACAAAGTTCCTCGTTGCATTGTTGGAAAACGCTCCGACTAGCAAGCAAACCTCTCTGCAGCTTCTTGCCGCCGAGCATCTATATATTCCCACCTTACTTCCCAAGCTCAAGGCTCATGCCAAGCGCTTAAAGGCGGAGGAAAGTCTTGAGCGTGCATGGGAAGCTGATGCCACTGATGATGACTACATGCCAGACCACCAAGGCGATGAAAGCTTAAGAGAATATGACGCTTGACCATCATCGTGTTATGATTTCAAAGCTTTCGCGAAGCACGCTGGCCAGCGTTACATAGAACAGTATCGGGGGATGCTGTTCGCAATCAGACGGAGCCAAGGCTATGGGCCGACCCATAGTTAAAAGTTGTAGAACGGCGGATTGAAGCCCCGCCCTCAACACCTTTGCTCCTCACGCCTTCGTAGCAGAACTGGTTTATGCAGCGCACTTAAAATGCGTAGGGGACATCCCCATGCGGGTTCAAATCCCGCCGAAGGCATCATGCTAAGCTGAAAGGACGTTCGCTCCAGCAATGGAGTGCATGACAATGCGGCAGGGAACGGGGCCGCATTTCATCGGGAACTCTCATGAACCCACTTGCCCTGATCAAGCGGCAGCTTGAAAAAGCTGCACGTCTGAAAGAAGCCCAACATGCTTCTCTCGTTTATCGCGGTGTTGCTTACGTGCCTAAGCCGCATTGGTTTTAACCAATGTCTTGAGGGGAGCTAAGGCTCCCCTTTTTTGTAGCCTGTGGGATACATTCGTTGTCATTCCAATGGCGCCAAGCATTAGCAACGATGGCAATATTAGTGATCAAATAAGAAGCAAAAATAAACGTGCGGACAATAGCTACTGTGTCTGCTTCACGATTATGCTTCCCCGCTTTCTCGCCTAGTGCCTTCGCCCAGATCCGCCACATTTGCTTCTTGCCTGTGAATGTAAGATTTTAGTTCATGAAGATAAGCCCTAAGCATGGCTGCCTTTTCTAAATGCCATGGATCACGATGAGCAAAATATAAGGCCATATGAGCATCTATGGCCTTAAGAATATTATGAATGGGAGCGTTCCATGGCTCCCTGATGGGAGTATTGAACGTGCGGCGCTCGTTCATTGGCTTGAAAATAAGCCTTTATATGTTCCAATGCTACAGGAGAAAAATTATTCACTTCTACACACGCATTAAAATAACGCCTGTCTATTTCTCCATTGTTATCCAATACGCGATGGCAATGTAAATGGCCATGCACATTACCAACATAGCGCTTGCCGTCTAAACCTTCTGGATGTACGGGAATATGCGTAAAAATAAGCCCATCACGATAGAAGGCCCCACGAATGTCTTCAAAATATGGAAGATAATCTTGAATTTTAAAGATATCGTGATTACCGCGAATTAACACTTTATTTCCATTGAGACGCTCTAGCACCTTCAGCCCGGACCGTGAAATGGCCACATCTCCCAGGATGTAAATTCTGTCCTTTGCATGGACCATTTTATTCCAACGCTCTACGAGCGTTTCATGCATTTCTTCAATGGAGGAAAATGGTCTTAGCAGCTCACCATCAGGCCGTAAAAAGCCCAGCATCTTGATATGGCCAAGATGCAAGTCTGACGTGACGAACGCGCTCATAACAAGAATTAAAACGAGAGGGCCAGGAATTGCACCTGGCTCTTCTGAACTATCTGCTCAGCGCTGTCTTAGCCTCCCAGGCCCCATCGAAAAGAGAGGGGGAACTAGCTAACTATATCATGCCCGTCCATATTGGGGCAGATCATTGTTAGCAGCTTCAAAGAAACTGGGCATTCTGCTGCGAGCCGTATCATTCAGCTCCTCGGCCTTGCCCTTCTCAAACAAGCTATCACTCTGACGCAGCCAGAAATCCTTGTTCAACCACTTGTCACTACTCGCTTGCAGCGCATCAAAAGCCCACAATGCAGTGGCTCGGCGCAGTTTATTCAGGCTCTGACCAGCAGTTTCGCCTAGCTCCCGAGCAACAAGGCTATGCACGCCAACGTGCGTAATCTCATCGCGACTAATATCAGCCGCCACAGTGCGAATGCCAATATCCCCATTGAAACGGAAAAACGGCAATGCAACGAAGAAAATGCTCCGCTCCAAAATGGCAGCTTTCAAAATGGGATGGGCAGGATGTTCTTGCCATGCCTTGAGGATGTTTGTCACTTCCTTTTCGGCCTTCTCATTGGTGCCGTGGGCAGCCGTCACATAATTCAGTGCCTCGTCATGCCGCTGCTCATCCTCCTGATTATGACGCAGCGCTTCAATAACGCCAGGCGTGGAAGGAAGATCACGCTGCAGCCCCTGCTCAAGGAAGTCCTTCACAGGCAGTTCCAAATGACGCAGAGCCAGTAAGTTGTAAATCGTGTCCTCGCCACCTTCTTTCAGCTTGCCTTTACTAACAGGCACTGCCTGCCAAGGCCGTTTCTTGGCAATCATCGACAGATAGGGGCTCTTCACGGTCATGGTCGTAGTATCATTCAATGGGTGTTGAGGAGAAAGGGGGCTTCAAGCCCCCTTCTTTTTTATTCAGCGCAAGCAGCGCAGAAACCTGCCTCTAAATTGCAAGACGCAGAAGATCCATCAGCTTCAGACTCTTCGTCTAAGCCAAACATGCTCTTAAAATCGTCGTCCAATGCAGCATATGCATCGTCCTTACGCTGAGTATCAGG